CCTGACCTGTTACAAACTTTCTGTTTACAGGGTCTGTTACTGCGGTCACTAAAAACGGCTTTTCTTTATATTTCTTATTGATAGCGTATATTTTTACTCTTTCCTCCACTATCTCTTCTTGTTTCTTTGCCATTACTCTTTTTTATTTAAAAATTAATACTTAATACGCTACAGGACGGTACATCTCGGCAATACCGTTAATATCCATCAAAGCAGCTCCTGTTTCCCACAATACATGGTGGTGACGACCGTCAACAGAGTTAGCCATATCACCGCCTTTGTTGATACCGTTAACATCACCTTCCAACCATGAACGTTTACCAAGGGCAAGCAATTCGATAGCAGGTTGATTGATTTCAACATCACCCAAAGATACGAAGATAGCATTGTGAGATGTATTACGTGTTCCATCAGGACCGTAAGAGGTAGCTCTCATAGGAGAATCAAACCATGGCACGACAGTCGGGATAATCTTAACACCACCGAACTTGTAGTACTCGTAGTCAAGGTTGATACCTTTCTTCATTCCTTCAATTTCAACTGTCTTAGGATCAATACCGGCTTCTTCTTTCATCAGACGCGCAAACTCTTTGTACCATTGCATACCGCAGATAACAGCAACTTCAGTTCCCCATGAAGAAGAATAGATGGATATGTTTTCCATGATATTGTCAATAGTACGTGTAGTCATCACGTTGTAAGGTAAGCGCCATGCACCATCACCCTGGTTGAGGATACCATCACCGGCCATAACTTCAAAGCCTTCTACTGTACGAAGAACAACTTTATCATCAGGAGTAACGGTTGATTTACCATTCAGAATCTGACGTTCACGGTACATCGCTGCACGTTCCATCATTTTAAGCTGTGCATGGTCAACCCACATCTTAACACCATTGTGCTCTACCCAAACAGCATTAGGACGATATTCTTCGGCTGTACCGGAGATAGACCATTTCAAACGCTGAATCGTCATGTGGGTGAAAGCTGCTTCATCGAAAGTATATTTTTCGTAAGCAGTTTCAGACATTTCTTCAAATGCAGTGTGCGAGATACTTACTTCCTGACCAATACTAAGCAGATTAGGATTAACGTAATCAGCTGCATTGTTGGTCATAACTTTTACACGATACAGATATACACCACCTTCAATCTCTTGTGGCAGCATGGTATCACTAACGTGTACATAAGTTAAGTTATCTGCAAGTTCCAGTACATCTTTAGGAGAAAACCAGTTCGTATCAAGATACAGGTCAATCCATGTCTGGTTCTTACCGGGCATTGTCGGGAAAGCATCACATTTAAAACCTACATTGTTGAAACCGATGATACGTGCTTTACGGTCAGGATAACCCTTAACCTTCCACATTACCTTACGATTACCAACAACTTTGTATTTTCCTGATTTAGGATTCAAGGGATCGGCTAATTTGCCGGAGAACATATTTCTGCGCGCTAACAGCGAAGTAAAAGCCGATATATTCTTATCGAATAAGGTTGTTACTTGCGGTAAAATCTCAGGCGCTGAAATCAGGTATTGCGACATATGTTTCGATGTCGGCGTTTCATTAGCAAACTCTTTAGGAGTTCCGGGCAAAATTCTCATGATTATATGAATTTAATTTTGTTATTGTCCAGCAGGACGCCTTAACAGTTCAAGCTCTGCTTCTAAACTATTAGGCTCTTGCTCTCTACTTCTGGTTCCGGTTACTGAAGGAGTTATTTTGAGTTTCTTCATTAACTCTTCTTTACCGGATTCCTTACCTTTAGTGATTAATTCCATCACTTTATCTTCTCCAAATTTTGTAGCTAACAGAAACATCTTGTATAATGTAATATCGTTTGACAATATTTCATCAATACCCCTCAGCCCTGTTGACTTGTCTGGTGTTGTAAGCTTTTTAAACTCTTCAAGATATGCTTTATGATCTTCCTGATTGACAGGAATGCCATATACATTTTCTATCTTGGATACATCCAATTCGAGTTTAGTATATGCTTTGTTTAAATTTTCAATTATCGAGTCATATTGAGTTTCAAACTGTTTTTGACGGTCAGCTTTAAATTGCTCTGTCAATGACTTGTTATACTCTTCAATATTAGCTTCAATCTGTTTTGCAAGGTTATTCTTTTCTACCTTGGTTAGCTTTTCAATGTATTGCTTAACATCATCTTCCGTAAGACCATCAGGATTATTTGTTTCATCATATTTGCCATAGCGGGCATATAAATCAAATTCTATCTTCTGGTCAATACTCATTTTTGATGCATCAACATACTGTGAAGAAACGGTATCCACCAAATCATTGATGGTAATATCCGGATTCTCGATAGCCATTTCCTGGATTTGTTTAGCCAACGGATGTAATTCGGGTTCTACAATACCATACTTCTTAGCAATGAAAGGCTTTAATAATTCCTTTTCATTATCTGCCGTAATATTTTTAGGCATTTCAAAGCCTTCCAAATCCTTTACAATATCCCAATCTTTACTAGGTGTGTATGGAGTACCACCGTCACCACCATCATTATTGCCACCTTGCGAGCCTGCTGCGCCATCATCTCCTCCTTTACCATCATCTCCACCACCATCGTCATCGAACGCTCCATCAGGGGCTTGTAAACGAGCCAAATCGTCAGCAATAGAACTGCCACCGCCACCTTCATTACCTGCCTGTTCCATTAAAGGAAAATAATCTTTTACTATCATGGCTGCATGTTTTTATCAGTTCCTAATAATGATGATTCCGGTATAATAGTAGCCAGCGCAGACTTAATGACTAAATCCTGTGCTGTATGTTCAACACTCTTGATATCTACAATGGCAATATCACCTGCCTTGTATGTTTCTGAAGAACTCTCCATGATAATACAAAGATACGGATGAACGCCCATGAAATCTTCCAATGACATTTGCTTCTTGTCCATTGTGATTACTTTCTTTTTTCTTGGCTCTAATGTCAAAGCACATGCTAAGACATAACCCTTTCTACATGTAAACCCGGTCTTACCAGGTTCTGCTACCTCAGCAAGTGATTTATACTTGCTAACACTTTTGTTTTCTTCTTGAATTTCTTCAATTTTCTTTAATAACTTTTCTCTAAACATAATACTTAAGTTTTAATAATTATGAGACAAATGTAAATATATTTTTTAAATTATCTATCTTTTATGTTATTTTTATTACGCATGTTCTTTTCTTTATCAACTGATGTCTTTCGTATAGACTGAATATCGCTTTCCTTTATATTCATTTCATTGAGTATAGCATTAATCTTTAACTCGAATGATTTAAGCATTTCCTGTACACGGTTACTTCTACCTTCTTCTTCAAGATATGCTGATTCAATCTCGTTTTCAGATGCAGCTTTAAATACGTCAACCTGCGTCTTGGTAGCAAGTTCTTTTTCTTTGAACTGTGCTTCCCATGCAAACTTCTGATTCTCGAATTCTAACTTAGCCTTTTCAATCTCTAACTTGGCAGCTTCCATCTGCATCTTCAATTGTTCAAGCTGCATGTCAACTTCTGCTTCCATCTGTATAGTTTTCTGCTTAGCTGCCTCTTTAGCTTCTTCTGTTGACTGGGCATTAAGCTGACGTATCTCGTTGGCATCCTTAGAAGCCTTTATAAGCTGCTTCTCAAGTTCATTAATATCTTCTACCTTGTAAATAGAAACAAGAGAATCCAAAGGTAGTTCTGTTCGTGACCATGCATTAACGGCAACTTCCCTTAACTCTTCAAGACGTGTATCTTCTTTGATGTTATTATGAGTAAACACCCTGAAATCTGATGCGTCCAAAAAGTTATCCGGTATCTGTATAAGTATCTCTTCCAAGTCCGGATTAAAGTAGTTGATAACTTTACCTTTCTTCCATACAAACTGTATTTTCAGGTTAAGATATAATTCAAGCGCTTTATTAAATACGGCATCATTTTCTGAATACTGCATTTCTGTTATCAGTGCCGACTGTTCATTAGACATCCTTACATTTTCAACAGGGTCTTTTGATTCAAATTGTCCCTCTGCCGGAGGTGTAATACCCATTAGTTTTCCTATTAACGCCTCTATACCTGCAAGAACACTGTCAATATACTGAATACTTTGTGATAATGTATCATCATAATTCTGAAACTGGTTATACGTTGCAGGAACTTTACGACCTTTCTTTATAGTCTCGATCCACATAGTACCCATCTTACGAAGATACATCCACTTATTAACGGACATATCATCGGGCTTCTGTGATTTATCCATTATCATACCCCTAACACCTGCAAGGGCTATGGTAAGCTCTTTCTTGTAATTAACGATATCATATAACTCGATAAGTTCACGTACCCTGTAAATAAGCGAATAAGGCTTCTCAGATGTTCCATTATATGTTCTTGATACTAACGGCAGGGATGGTAGCCCGGGTGTGTCCTTGGGTCTGAAAACAGCGCTCTGCTTGCCATGATTGATATGAACTATATTACCGATAACGGTACATGCATATTGGTCATATAATAATACTCGTTCTTTGGTTTCACCTTTTTTTAATTTGGCGTCTTTTTCTGTAAGGTTATAATAGTATTCACCGGGTCTGTGTTTATTGGGTGACTTTTTGAAATGCACTTCCCTTGGCAGTAAGAACCATACCCTCCATACTGATATGGCATCATGTGTTGAATGCAGGTTTTCTGATGGATCGAAATATGCCGTGTTTCCTGTATAGTTACGAAGATTGGCATAATCCCCTGTCTGGTACATACTCAATATAGTACGTTCGTTGTCTGTAAGCTCAAACTCGCTGTATATTTGTGATAATGACATGTACTCCTCAACAGCACACCATTCACCGTTCTGTGTCCATTTATTGTTACCACCCCTGTTATAATAAGCACGTCTCGCTTCTATACGTTTAAAGATAACATCTTCTCTTCGCTCATCATAGTAAACAACGTATGTAGGTTTTCCTGTAACAATCTTTTCTTTGAATCCTATATGCCAATGGTCATACAAATCTTCTGTCTGTATGGCACTCTTTAATGATGCGTTGGCTATCTGTTCCATAATCTCCACATCGGAATGCATAAGGAAGTAATCTATCTTCTGACGTAACTCATCTGAATTGATTTTTTCTCTTGACAATGCCCGGATTATCTTATCGTATTCCAAACGTATCAATGGTAAGTTAGCACGTAACTGTTGCAACTGCATAGCCATCTCTTCATTTTCAGGTTGCACGTTAAGCTGCTGCATAAGGTCATTCAACTTATCCTGTACCATCTGTATCTGTGCATCAAGAACGGCTGAATGTTCTTCATAGATAGAGTCAACGGCTTTAAGATACGATTCAATACGTTTCTCGAATTTCTTCTTCAATGTCCTTTCATCCATGGCAACAGCACGAAAACGAAATATCCTCCGCATCTG